TGCGCGAGGTGGCCCTGCAGGAGGCGCGCTACCGCACCTTCACCACGGAGCTGGACGGAATTGGCGGCGAATTGCAGAAGATGGTGGTCAACCATCCGGTGCTGCGCCTGATCCTCCCGTTCGTGCGCACGCCGGTGAACATCATGAAGTACAGCTTCGAGCGTCTCGGGGCCTCCAAGGAGCTGTGGCAGGACCTCGCTGCAGGTGGCGCTCGGCGCGAGCTGGCCCTCGGCAAGCTCTCCACCACCGGCCTCATCGCCTCAGCGTACCTCACGCTGCAGGCGGGTGGGAACCTCACCGGAGGATTGGAGAAGCAGAAGACCGCCGAGGAGCTGGCACGCCGTCCGCCCTACTCCATCCGGGTTCCCGGCACGGACACCTGGATCGACTACAGCCGCATGGAGCCGCTCGGGTCCGTCCTCGGCATGATCGCTGACGCAGGCAACCTCATGGGTCAGCAGGACGCCGGGGAGGCCGAGCTGACCGCTGCGGGGCTGATGGCCACCATCGCCCGCAACGTGACCTCCCGCACCTACCTCGAAGGTCTGGCCGGCTTCTTCGACGCGGTCTCGTCCGGGCAGCCGGACAAGGCCGAGCGGTTCATTGCCAGCACCGTGGCCGCTGCCGTGCCGTTCTCTTCCGCTCTCGCAACCGCAAGCCGCGAGATCGACCCGGAGATGAAGGAGGCGCGTGGGGTGCTCAATCGTGCGGCCGCGCGGTACTGGCCGCTGAACGAGGACATCCCCCCGCACCGCGACGTCTTCGGGCGCCCCGTGCTGTACCGGGAGGGCCTCGGTCCCGATTGGCTCTCTCCGGTCCGGCTGGCGCAGGAAGACCGCTCTCCGGCAGCGCAGGAGATCGCGCGCCTCGACATCGACCTCCAGCGGCCCACCCGCACCCTCGACCGCTCGCGCGGCGTGGGCGTGGAGCTGACGCCGAAGGAGTACGACGAGATGCTCGTGAACATCGGGCAGAAGGTGCGCGTCGGTGGCAAGAACCTGCAGGAGCGTCTCGACGATCTGGTGGCCTCCCCGGCCTACCAGAACGCCCCCGAGGACGGCTCCGGGGTCTACAAGACCTCGAAGCAGTTGATGATCGAGAAGGTCTACCAGACCTACGTCAACGCAGGCAGGCGCATGCTGATCCAGCAGAACGCCGCCGTGCAAAAGCGGTTCCTGGGCAACCGGGAGAATGCGCTGAACGCCCTCATCGGGCGCCCTGTGGTCCCGCTGGACACCCCAGCGGAGTAGTTCCTCCCCCGCCCCTCCGCCTGACCACCGGAGGGGTTCCTATTTTCGAGCACCCATGGCACTCGCACAGACCTCCTATCCTTCCGCCGGAGTCGGCCCCTACACGATCCCGTTCCCGTACCTCGTGCGCGCCCACGTCGAGGTGCTGGTGAATGGCGCCCTCCAAACCCAAGGGGCCGCCTACACCTTCCCCACCGCGTCCTCCATCCAGTTCACCGCCGTCCCTGCGCCGGGCACCATCGTCATCCGACGCAACAGCTCGCAGGTGGCGCGCCTCACGAACTACCAAGACGGCTCGAAGCTGGGCGAACAACAGCTCGACTTCGACGTCAACCAAGCCTTCTTCGTGGCACAGGAGGCCCTCGACGAGGCCGAGCTGGCCATCGTGGGTGGCGCGCCGGCGTCTGCAGGGCTGGTGGCGGTCGTTGCTGCGGGCAACTTGGCGTCTACCAACGTTCAAGCAGCTCTTCTCGAACTGCAGGGCGACGTCGATACCTTGTACAGCGCCGATGCGGCTCTAGACTCCCGCGTTGCCGTCTTGGAACTGGCACCCTCCCAGATTCCTGTCGGAACCGTATTGGATTGGGCCGGATTGGCCGCACCGCCTTCCGGCTATCTGGATTGCAACGGCAGTGCGGTGAGTCGCACCACCTATTCCGCCCTGTTCTCGGCCATCGGAACCGCATACGGGAGTGGCGACGGCAGCACCACGTTCAACCTGCCGGACTTTCGTGGCCGAGTTTCGCTCGGGCAAGGCACCGGGACCTTGGTAGATACGGTCTCAGGAACCGCATCCAGCAATGCCGTTCCGGTGGCAAGCAACGCCGACAAGTGGATCACCGGAATGGAAGTCACCGTGTCTGCGGTGAGCGGATTCACTGGGGTCAGCAACGGCAGCTATTTCGTCATTCGGGTCTCCAGCACGTCGATTCGCTTGGCGACCACCTTGGCGAACGCGCAGAACGGTACCGCTGTGACCATCACCGGCACCGGATCGTTCACGCTGACGCATGCGCTCACCCCCCGCACTCTCGGAGACGTGGGCGGCCAAGAAGCGCACGCCATGTCGTCCACCGAGCTGCTGCTGCACACCCACGTTCAGAACCCCCACCTGCACGCCATGACCACGGACGCCGGCATTGCTGGTTCTAGCAGTGTGGTCAGCGACATCGTTAACCGGACTTCGACCACGGCCGAAGTCAACACCGCCAACGCCACGGCCACCAACCAGAACACGGGCGGGAACGCGGCGGCCAACGTTATGCAGCCTTACTTGGCAGTCCGCAAGATCATCAAGACCTGATCGCCTATGAACATCGACCTCACTGCTCTTGGCATCTCCGCTCTCCCCAAGCTGGCAGCGGCCGGGCTGTTGGCCGTGGCTGCCTCGGTGGTCACCACCTACACCCTGCGCAGCGACATTCAGCACCTGACCGCAGCGGTCGCTGAACTTCGCTCCGAAGTCCGCCAGATTCGCGCCGACCTGTATGTCCCTCGCTCCAGCGATCCCAAGCACTGACCAACTGCTGTCCACCGCACCCCGCCGACTTGCCCTTGCCGGCAAGCGGTGGGCGCTGCGCTTCGAGGCCCCTCCGGCCTCCAAAGATCCTGACGGGGACGCCTGCGGCCTCACGGTCTACGGCGACCTCACCATCTTCATCGACCCGAACCAACCTGTCTCCGAGCTTCTCGACACGGTCACTCACGAGCTGCAGCACGCCATCGCTCACGCTTACGGACCATTCGACTTGGAGTCCGAGTCCGTGAGCATCGACGAGCAGGCAGCCACTCTGGCCGGCCGTGGCTGGTCCGACCTACTCATCTCCAACCCCAAGCTCGGCCCTTGGCTCTCCAAGCTGGCCAGAGTCTCCCGCAAGGAACACCGCTGATGTACAAGCTCCGAAAACTCATGAGTGTCGACAAGAAGAACACCCCCGGATCCACTTCCAAGGTCCAGCAGCTCGTGGACTCCGAGCGCCGCAACCGCTACCTGATGTGGGCCGAGAAGCAGGCCATGGACGGCAACAAGCCGAGCATGAGCTACATGCAGTGGGTCGAGGCCGGGGAGCCTGACTGATGACCGAGCGCCGCACCACCAAGAACGTCGAGGCCCTCCTCGACAAGCTGGTGGACGTGTTCGATGACGTGCTGACTAATGGGGAGACCGAGACCACCCGCGAAGGCGAGGTGGTCCGGGTGACCCCCAAGCCGGCCACCCTGAACGTCATCCGCCAGTTCATCGAATCCCAAGGCGTCAAGGTCTTGGTCGAGAAGAACCCCAAGGTGCAAGCCGTGGCCGCCAAGGTCCTCGCGCTGCCCATCCAGCCCAACGAGATCAACCCGAAGGAGCGGGCTGGCTGACGCCGGCAACGCTCCCACCCGAAAGCCACACCCATGCACCAATTCCGCAGCTCCCTCGGCGAGTCCATCTTCCGCATCAAGTACGCACAGGGTCCCAGCGACTCCTGGCCTGCGCTTGCGAAGCGGGTGGTCGACTCGGTGTGCCGAGGACTGATGCACGGCGACGACTGTGACCAGCTGGAGAAGTACATCGCCGAGATGAAGTTCATCCCCGGCGGACGCTACCTCTACTACGCGGGCCGCCCGGCCAGGTTCTACAACAACTGCTACCTCCTGCGCGCGGATCACGATACCCGCGAGGAGTGGTCGGCACTGGCGCAGCGCGCGATGTCCTGCCTCATGACCGGCGGCGGCATCGGGATCGACTACACCGCCCTGCGCGGTGAAGGCTCCGCGCTGTCCCGCACCGGCGGCCTCGCCTCCGGCCCCATCCCCCTCATGCACTCGATCAACGAGATCGGCAGGAATGTGATGCAGGGGGGCGCCCGCAGGTCCGCGATCTACGCCAGCCTGAACTGGAAGCACGCCGACGCCGAGAAGCTGCTGGTGGCGAAGAACTGGGCCGACCAGTCCATCACGAAGGAGGTCTCGCATTGGGATGCGAAGCAGGAGAACTTCAACCACGCAGCCCCGCTGGACATGACCAACGTCAGTCTGAACTACGACGACGAGTGGCTCCGTGCAGGGCCTACGAACGGGACCTTCCTGAAGAACTGCCGGCAGGCGATGCAGACCGGGGAGCCGGGGTTCAGCTTCAACTTCGGCTCGAAGCAGAATGAGACGCTGCGCAATGCCTGCACCGAGGTGACCTCCGAGGACGACTCGGACGTGTGCAACCTCGGCAGCATCAACCTCGGCAGCATCGACAGCATCGCGGAGCTGTACAACGTCGCCATTCTGGCCTCGCAGTTCCTGGTGTGCGGCACGATGCGCGCCGAGCTGCCCTACGAGAAGGTCTACACCGTGCGGGAGAAGAACCGCCGGCTGGGGCTGGGGCTGATGGGGATGCACGAGTGGCTCCTCAAGCGGGGCTGCAAGTACGAGGTGACGCCCGAGCTGCACACTTGGCTGAACACCTACAAGCTGGCCAGCGAGTCGGGTGCCAACTACCTCTGCGACCGCCTGAGCATCTCCCACCCCGTGGCCTACCGGGCCATCGCGCCCACCGGGACCATCGGAATCCTCGCGGGCACCACCACAGGAATCGAACCCCTGTACGCCGTGGCCTACAAGCGCCGGTACCTCAAGACCGGCACGCAGTGGGTCTACAAGTACGTCATCGACGAGGTGGCCGAGACCCTGATCCAGACCCACGGGATCGACCCCTCGAAGATCGACACCGCCTCCGAGATGGCCAAGGACTTCGAGCGCCGGGTCAAGTTCCAAGCCGACGTGCAGGACTACGTCGACATGGCCATCTCCTCGACTATCAACCTGCCCGCGTGGGGCACGGAGTGGAACAACGAGGACCGGGTCTCGGAGTTCGCCCAGGTACTGGCCAAGTACGCCCCCCGGCTGCGTGGGTTCACCGCCTACCCCGACGGGTCCCGTGGGGGCCAGCCCCTGACCGCCGTGGACTACCACGAGGCCAAGGGGGCCACCGGGGTGGAGTTCGAGGAGAACGACTCCTGCAAGGGGGGCGTCTGCGGCATCTGACCCTGTCCACAAAACGTGAGTGTTCACTACGCGTGGACAAGCCCGATTTGTGAACAAACCGCCGCCAAGGCCCCTGAGACGCTCTACAACGCGTTTTGGGGGCCTCTGGCTACCTGCACCCATCCGCTTCCGTTTCCGTAAGCCACGCGCCTTCTGGCGCAGCCGCAGCCCCATCCATGACCGAACCGCTGACCGACTACCGCATCACCTTGGAGGATGGCTCCGAGGTCGACATGCTGGACTACGACTTCCGCAACTTCGTGGCGGCCCTTTGGGGGGAGCTGGGACTCCCCCCACCCACCGCCATCCAGAACGATGTGGCCCACTTCCTCGCCCACGGCCCCTCCCGCCGGGTGGTCGAGGCCTTCCGGGGGGTGGGCAAGAGCTGGCTCACGGCCGCCTACGTCCTCTGGAGGCTCCGGAAGAACCCCGAGGAGCGTGTGCTGGTCGTCTCGGCCTCCAAGGACCGCGCCGACGCCTTCTCCATCTTCTGCCGCACCCTGATCGAGCGGGTGCCCTTCCTGCAGCACCTCAAGCCGCGTGTGGACGACGGGCAACGGGACTCCGCCATCGCCTTTGACGTCGGCCCCTCCAGCCCCCACCAGGCCCCCTCGGTGCGCTCGGTGGGCATCACAGGCCAGATGACCGGTGGCCGGGCGACCATCATCGTCGCCGACGACGTGGAGACCCCCAAGAACTCCCTCACCCAGCTCCAGAGGGACCGCCTCGGGGAGCTGGTCAAGGAGTTCGACGCCGTGCTCGTGCCGGGCGGGGAGGTGGTCTACCTCGGCACCCCGCAGTGCGAGGAGAGCCTGTACAACGCCCTGCCTGAGCGGGGCTACACGGTGCGGGTGTGGCCCGCCCGGTACCCCACGCCTGAGTGGCTGGCCCACTACGGGCACACCTGCTCCCCGATGATCCGGGAGGCGGTCGAGATGCACCCGGCCATCGCTGGGCGCTCGACCGAGCCGTCCCGGTTCTCCGACGAGGACCTGAGAGAACGGGAGCAGTCCTACGGCCGCTCGGGGTTCGCGCTGCAGTTCATGCTCGACACCCGCGCCTCGGACGCCCTCAAGCACCCCCTGCGCATCTCGGACCTCATCGTGATGGCCATCGACCCAAGGGCCGAGCTGGTCCCCGTAAGGGTACAGTGGGCGTCAGGGCTGGAGCAGGCTCACGAGTCTCTGCCCTCTGTGGGCTTCAAGGGAGACAGGTGGCACAAGCCCATGTACGTCTCCAAGGACTTTGTTTCTCCCTCCCGAAGGGTGATGTGGATCGACCCCTCCGGCCGAGGCAAGGACGAGACAGCCTTCGCCGTGGTGGCCTTCAACGCCGGCCAGCTCTACCTCCTCAAGTCTGGGGGCTACCGGGACGGCTACGGAGACACGACGCTGGAGGGATTGGCTGATGTAGCCAAGGAGTACAAGGTGAACGAGGTGTGGGTGGAGAGCAACTTCGGGGACGGGATGTTCCTCAAGCTGCTGGCACCCACCCTCTTCCGCAAGCACCCCTGCAGACTGGAGGAGGAGCACTCCACCGGCCAGAAGGAGCTGAGGATCATCGACACACTCGAACCCGTCCTCAACCAGCACCGCCTCATCGTGGCAGAGCAGGTGGCCAGAGATGACCTCCTCGTTGAAGACGTAGACAGCCAACTGTTCCGCCAGCTTACCCGCATCACCAAGGACCGAGGGGCACTGAGACGGGATGACCGACTAGAAGCCCTTGCCTCCGCTGTGAAGAAGCTCGTCGACCTCATGGCCATCGACCAAGAGAAGATCGAGACCAAGCACAAGGAGGCGGCTGTGGAGGCAGCCCTCCGCCGCTTCCGGGAAGACGCAGGAGCTTGGAGAGGTGGGAGAGTCCACCCTCCGAAGGGGAAGACCAACAGGATCGGGCACAGGAAGTGGTCCATGTAGGGACCCTATAGGGACCTATGGACATATGGACCCTAAGTGTAACTAAGGGCCTCATAGGGACAATGAAGGGGACTGAAAGGGGTATATGGGGGAAGAGATTGAGGAGTAAGTAGAAGGCAAGAAGGGGGAATAAGGGGGCACTGAAGGGTAGTTAAGGGTCCTATGGGGGGCAGCTCAGAATCCACCCCCAGGTTCCAAATGTTTGCACCGCAAATTTTCTTGGTGTCTCCCCGCGCATCGTCACGCCGTCGTCCCCCCCGTGCCCCCACGCGCGCACGCACACCCAGGCGCACGCCCACGCCTGGCGCACGCGCGCTCTCGCGTCACGCGCGCGGGTGTGTCCGGTTCGCCAGATGGGCACAGGATGGGCACGCACGGCCCTAAGCCTTTGATCCGTCACGGGCTGCGTTGCCTGATGCAGGGCGCGCAGGGCGCGCAGGGCGCCTGATTGGTACGGCGCGGGGCGTGCGGGGCGTGCGGGGCGTGCGGGGCGTGCGGGGCGCCTGATTGGTACGGCGCGGGGCGTGCGGGGCACGGTACCTGCCGCGCTTACCCTTTTTGCCAATTTGCGTCACTACCTGCCCTTTTTTGTCACTCACCTGCCCCTTTTCGTCACTTTGGCCCATCCGTGCCACCTACGCCCCTCCCGACCCTTCCGGAAACATTCCGCTTACGGAACCGATACTTAGCCAAGGCCACGCCCCTGCCGTCACTCTGCTGGCACGCGGGCTGCATCAGGAAGGGGCAAGGGCATCCGGCCTGATCATCCCACTAACGCAAACGAAAGGAATCCGCACCATGACTGCATCCGCCGCCCCTCGGGGCTTCGTCGTCTACCAAGGACCCTCCATGCTCAACCAAGCGCCCATCGTGGCCATACTGACCCTGCAGTCGGACAATCCCAAGACTGGGAACATGGCGCAGGTCTGGATTCTCCCTGCTGACATGGCGCCCCATGACGCAGTCAAGACCGGCGCCGACTCGTCCGTATGCGGCGACTGCAAGCATCGTCGCGGCAACGGCGGCGCTTGCTATGTGACTCCGTTCCAAGGGCCGTTGTCCGTGTTTAAGGCTTGGCAAAAGGGCGCCTACCCAATCGCGTCGCAGCGGATCCTGATCCAAACCCTTGCGGGGCGTCACGTCCGACTCGGCGCCTATGGCGACCCTGCGGCCCTGCCTGCGGGCGTGCTTCTGCGCCTGACCGGTCACGCAGCGGGCTGGACTGGGTACACGCACGCATGGCGCACCCTCGAAGCCCGCGCCCGTTCTGCGGCCGAGCATTGCGACTCGCGCAACGATCCGATCATCGTTCGCAGCCTGTGCATGGCATCGTGCGACACTGTCGCGGAGGCCGAAGAGGCGCAGGCTTTGGGCTGGCGAACCTTTCGAGTGCATGGAGCCGCCGATGCTGCGCCGGTCGGCCGCGAATCGGTCTGCCCCGCATCGGACGAGGCTGGTCACAAGCTAACGTGCATCGAATGCGGGGTCTGCAGCGGCACGGGTGGTAAGGGGCGCGGCTCCATCCGTATCGCCGTCCACGGTTCGCTGGCATCGCGCTTCGAAGCCGCGCGCCGGTAACCTTCCGCTTGCGCATCCGCGAGGGTGCGCAGGTACGGAAGGGCTGGGCACCCTAGCCCCTCGCGGCCCTCGCGCCGCATTACGAACCTCGGAGTGACGCCATGACCGTCTACACGAAGCACCTGCAGGATGCCACCACCGGCGCCCGCCGCGTGGCCATTGAAACCGCCGACTCCCTCGCAGCCGCCCGCATCATCCGGCGCGGGGGCATCACTAAGCAGACCGCACGCACCCTGCGACGTAGCGCGAAGGCCTCGAAGGCCGCTGCGGCCCTGAAGGTGGCGCAGGACTGCAGCGGCATACGCGCGGCCCTTCTGCGCCTCGAAGCCGCCTTGCTGGAGGATGCGGCGAAGCGCGAGGAAGCGCGAGCCGCTGAATGCACACGCGTGGTCCAGCCTGAGCACGCGTGGGAGCACGCCGAGGCTGCTGAAGTCATCGCCCGCCGCGCGGCCGACAAGCGGCTGTATGCGCGCGGGCTGTTGCAGCAATTCAACGACGAGATGCGCAGCGTCCCGGTCTCCATCCTGTTCGCGTGAGAGGCGCCGCCATGCTCTCGAAAACCCTCTTCAACGCGGCGCTCGCGCAAGCCCGCGACCGCTGCATCGCCGAGCGCGAAACCATGCGCGTCTTCGTCGGGCGCCGGGAGGCCGGTGGCCCGTGGACGGTGTGGGTCTGCACCCACGCGGAGGGGCGCCCGCCCGCGCCCGCCGTGGCATCCGAGGCCGTCGCCATGCTGCCCTCTGACGACGGCACGCCCCGCACCCTGTGGTGCGGCATCCTGAACGAAACCGTGGAGGCCTGACCATGAGCACGCGAGCCAAAAAGACCATCGAGGCCATCATCCGGATGGCCCGCACGCTCCCCCTCAACGTGGACGCTTGGGCCGATGGGTCCGTCATCCGCGTCAGCGTGGAGTCGCATTCCGTCATGTCTGTGGGTAGGCCGGCGTTCACCATGACGTTCAACAGCGACGCCGACCCCGCGTGGGTGCGCACCGTCGTGGGTGGCGCCCTCACTGCGTTTGAGGCCCTCCACACCGGCTCCGGCAATCTCTGAGCAGTCCAACGAAGCACACATCGAGGAACAGACCATGAGCAACATCGCAGCTATCGCCGACGCCATCAACGCAGCCGCCCTCAACCGCAGCATGATCCGCTTCGAGTACACGAAGCCCAGAGACGACCGCCCGGAGCCACGCTGCGGCGTGCCCGAGGGGCCGGTGTGGACCGTGAGCACGGGCGAGCAGTTCGTGACCCTCTTCGACCCGGCGCGGGGCGACTACCGCAACTTCGCCCTCGACCGCATGGAACCGGGTACGGTCTTCATCACGACCATCCCGGAGTCCTCGTGCGCGGCACGCCTGGTGCTGGCGTTCAAGGTGCTGGATGCCCGTGACGGCGCGGCCTCCCACTACGACAACCGCATGGATGCAAGAGCGGGGGCCGCTGTACTCATGCGGTACGGCGCCCTGCTCGGCATGGTTCTCGTCTACTCGGGCGAAGGTACCCGCCTGCTCGACCGCGACGACGCTTGTGCCTACCTCGGCATCCCTGTGTCTGCCTGAAAACCTGGCCTAATCAGGGACCCGGCACGCCCGTCGGGTCCCGCTTCCGCAACCTCAAGGAGCCACACCATGAAGATCATCACCGGCAAGGGTCCCAACGCGGCCCGTGTCATCGTCTCCCTCTGCGACTACTCGGGCCGCTGGACCCTCCCTTGGCAGCGTGCCGGCCACACGGTCCTGCTCTACGACCTGAAGCGCGGCGACGACGTGACCAAGCTCACGCCCTCGGACGTGGTCAAGTACGCGCGCTACGCGGTGGCCTACACCCCCGGCGCCGACCCGCAGCGCGCGGAGGTGTACGCGGTCCTCGCTGCGCCGCCTTGCACCGACTTCTCTGTGTCCGGTGCGCAGTACTGGCCTGCCAAGGACGCGGACGGCACCACGGACCGCGCGCTGGCCGTGCTGGACGCGTGCGTGCGGATCGCCACTGCGCTGGCACCGAACCGCTGGATGCTGGAGAACTCGGTGGGTCGCATCCCCAAGCTGCGCCCCGCGCTCGGCAAGCCCCGCGTCTACGTCGACCCGTACCAGTTCGCCCACCTCGCCGACAACCCGGAGACCGAGCGGTACACGAAGAAGACCGGGCTGTGGGGGTGCTTCGACGCGGCCATGTTCCGGTCCCTCTCGCAGGAGAACGGCGGGCCGGTGCGGGTATGCGCGCAGGGGTCGTGGCTGCAGAAACTCGGCGGCAAGTCCGAGCGGACCAAGGAGCTGCGCAGCATGACCCCGGTGGGGCTGGCTCAGGCCTGCCACGCCGCCCTCGTGGACCTGCACGTCATGCTCGATGGTCTGCGCGTCGAATGCCTGCCGGAGGCCGCGTGATGGTCGACACCACCAGCACCAAGCCCAAGCGCCCCGTGTTCGTGCTCGCCCGCACACCGGCAGCCGAGCGCGTCCGCTGCCCCGTGGTCGAGTGGACCGACATATGCCACGGGCAGCGGGGGCGCCGGTTCCTGTTCATCACCCACCAGCCGTACCGCGATACGAGCCGGTGGACGAGCACCACCAACAAGAGGCCCTTCTTCGTGTACACCCACAATTGGCTCAAGGTGGGCTGCAGCAGCACGCTGGAGGGCGCCATGCGTATCGCAGAGAGGGAGGCCTGAGCATGACCAACCCCAAGCCACAGCCCGCGCCCCCTGCGTGGCCCTTCAAGGACTCGTGGGGTCCCGATGGGCAGCGCATCGTCCGCAAGGCACCGGCGCGGCCGAAGCAGGCCAAGCGCAGCTACCCGGAGGGCCAGCCGTGCCCCTTCTGACCGGCAAGGCGCGCGTGCGCGTGCAGTACCTCGTGCATGGTCGGGAGGTGTCGGCCAAGACCGTCACCGTCAAGGTTCATGTGCATCAGGACTCCGACACCCACGCCCGGCGGGTGGCCGAGGCCTTCGCGGCCCAGGTTTCGGAGCCGCCGGACCGGTTCACCGGGGTCGAGGTGCGGGCCACCGTGTTGTCTTAAAGAGGTCACGGCGCTCAGTGAGCAAGTAGGCAGGCTCACAGAGATGGCACGCGTGATCCGAGGAGACTGAGATGGGACTGAAACTGCGGGGCGGGGTCTGGCACATCGACTTGTACCACGAGGGCCAGCGCATCCGTGAGAGCACCGGCACCAGCGACCGCAAGCTGGCCGAGCTGCGGCTCAAGGAGAAGGAGGTGGGGCTGTGGAAGGGCACCGAGACGGTGGCCAACAAGGCCGTGCCGCCGCACCTGCGTACCCTCGGGGGCTACTTCGACCGGGCGTGGTCCATCCACTTCCGCAACCTCAAGGCTGGCGAGAACGTGCGCGCCCACTGGGCTGCCCTGCTGCGCCACCTGCCGCCCTCCACGCCCCTCGCGTCCCTCTCGGAGGCCTCGTTGTCCGAGGCAGCCGGGCAGATGCTGGACGCGGGGGCCGGACCGGCCACGGTGAACCGCCGCTACAACGTGCTGCGCACCGTGCTGCGGCTGGCCGCCGCCGAGTCCCCGCCGGTCCTCGCGCGGGTGCCGAAGGTGCCCCGGATGCGGGAGCCGGAGGGCCGGCTGCGCTTCCTCAACGCTGGCGAGTTGCAGCAGGTGGAGACCATGCTCACCGTCGATCCGGGGCCGCTGGCCGACGAGGTGTTCGTGCTGCTGGACACCGGCATGCGGTTGGGCGAACTGCTGTCCCTCACCTCCGCCAACGTCGACCTCGTGGCCAAGCGGGTCTCCCTGTGGGACACGAAGTCGGGGCGGCGCAGGTGGATGCCCCTCACGCAGCGCGCCTCGACCATTCTGGCCGAGCGCATGGCGGGTGGCGGGGGCCGGCTGTTCCCTCGCCCGGCTCGGGACATGCAGCGGGAGTGGCGCCTGCTGTGCGAGACAATGGGCTGGCAGGACGTCGTCCTCCACACCCTGCGCCACACCTATGCCACCCGCCTGCTGGCCGGGGGGCTGGACGTGCGGACCGTGGCGGCTCTGATGGGGCACTCGTCCATCCAGACCACCATGCGCTACGCCCACGCCGTGGACTCCCGGCTGACCTCGGCCCTCTCGGTGCTGGAAGGCGGTGTGCCTGGGTCTGTGACCACGCTTCCGACCACGCAAGACCTTGATGTGACTTAGCTTTCTGCTCCAACTGGCGGCGCTGCGGGCCAGGTCTAGGCTGGCGCGCTGCCCTTGTAGAGAACAGACCCCCGCGCTAGTAGCCGCAGGCCGAGCAGTTGTGCCCGGCGTGTGGCTGCGCACGTCTGTTCCATTCCGTTTCCGTAAGACCCTAAATGTACCTACTGGATTGCGAACAAGGACGCCAACCATGACCTACGACGAGCTTGTGGAACTTGAGAATCAACTGGAGAAGGACGCCATCACGGCCAGCGTGGAGAACTACCGTGCCCGACTGGCCGAAGGACTGAGCAACGTCCACCCCGGCATCACCCTCATCAAGCGGTCGCTCGACGCGATGGTGGACGGCATCAACGCAGCCATCGACTCGGCCAAGGCTGGCCGTGCCGGGCGGGCGGTGACCGTGCTGCAGTTCCTCGACCAGTTCGAGCCGGAGGTGCTGGCCTTCGCTGCGCTGCGTGCGGGCATCGACGCCGCCTCGCTGGAGGAGGGACTGACCGCCGCCGCCATGCGGCTCGGCTCGACGCTTGAGATGCACGTCAACTACGAGCAGCTTCGACGCGAGCGGCCGGACGCCTACGACCACATGATGCGCGGCCGCCACCACGTTCAAGGCAAGGCCAGCCGGTGGCTGGTCATGCGCGGCAAGTCCCGGTGGGCCGGCCTGCGTGAGGTTAAGTGGGGTCCGAGGGAGCGCGGCCGCGTTGGCACGTTCCTGCTGGAGCTGGTACAAGCCCACGCCGGTATCATCGAGATGGTGCTGGCTGCCTCGCCGGGCCGGGACCAGCACTATGTCGTGCGGTTCGCCGCCGACGCTGCGCAGTGGCTGGCCCAAGCTCATGCCGCCTGCGAGGTGCAGCGCCCGCAGCACTACCCCATGGTGGTGCCGCCCCTGCAGTGGACCGACGTGCGAGACGGTGGCTACCTGAACCACCGCTACCTGCTCGTGAAGTCCCCACCCGGCACCGTGCTCGGTGACCTCGACCAGCAGGACATGCCCGAGGTGCTGGCCGCTGCCAACACCCTGCAGTACACGGCCTACCGCATCAACCGCCGGGTGCTGCAGGTGCTCAAGTACGACGACACCCCGCTCGTGCAGGTCAACGACCCGGCGCGCCCGGCTGGCATCGACGTGCCGGCGGACAAGCGCACGCCCGAGCAGGTCGAGGAGGTGCGCATGTGGAAGCGCGCCATGCAGGACGCCTACTCCATGCGTGCGCGTGCGCAGCAGCACCGGGCCGTGCTCGCGCAGAAGGTGGCGACGGCGGAGAAGGTGGCCGAAGCACCCTCCATCTACTTCCCTGTCGTGGCCGATTGGCGTGGCCGCATGTACTACAAGGCGCAGCCCTTGAACCCTCAGGGGGACGACGTGGCCAAGGGTTTGTTGCAGTTCGCACACGGCCGCCCGCTCGGGGAGAACGGCGCCTACTGGCTGGCCGTCCACCTCGCCAATTCGTTCGGCGTGGACAAGGTCCCGTTCGACGAGCGGGTGCAGTGGGTCAACGAGAACCGCCGGGAGATCATCGCCGCCGGCATGGACCCGCTCGGTCCGGAGGGTGGGCTGTGGCGGAAGGCGGACGCCCCGTATGTGTTCCTGTCTGCGGCCGTCGAGTACGCACAACTGGCAGCGCACGTCCTGTCTGGCGAGCCGGCCTCGGAGTTCCTGTCGCACACCATCGTTTCGATGGACGGATCGTGCAACGGACTGCAGCACCTGTCCGCCCTGCTGCGTGACCCCATCGGTGGCGCTGCGGTGAACCTCGTCCCGGCGGACCGGCCCTCTGACATCTACACGCAGGTGGCGCAAGCTACCTCGAAGCTGGTGGAGATGGACCTGGCGGACGAGGAGTTGCGTGATCTGGCAGCGGCGTGGGTCGGGAAGATCGACCGCTCGCTGGTGAAGAGGAACACCATGACCGTGCCCTATGCCGTGACCTCGTATGGCATGGCACGCCAGCTCGCGCAGGAGGTGCAGACTCGCCGCGACGAGGGCAACGACCTGCTGCCAGGGGTCAAGCGGTGGTACGACGCGTGCAACTATCTGGCCAAGAAGAATTACGAAGCCATCTGCGGGGTGGTGGTTGCGGCTCGGGATGTGATGACGTGGTTGCAGGAGTGCGCCAAGGTCGCGGCCCGCGCAGACCTGCCGATCTACTGGCGCACGCCGTCCGGGTTCGTGGTGGTGCAGGCCTACCGTGACATGGTGGCTGACCGCCTCGTCACCACGCTGGCCGGTGCGCGGGTCGAGCTGACGCTGCGAGTGATGGACACGAAGCTGGCGAAGCGCCGGCAGGCCAGCGGCGTGGCTCCGAATTTCATTCACTCGTTGGATGCGGCGCACCTCGTGGCCACCGTCAACTCCCTGCAGCGCGAGGGAGTGGTGGACTTCGTGGGGGTTCACGACTCGTATGGTGTCCACGCCGGTAACGTGGATCTCATGCATGTGGTGCTGCGCGAGGAGTTTGTCCGCATGTACACGCCGGACCTGCTGGAGAAGTTCCGAGACGACCTCCGGGAGCAGCTTCCCGAGGAGGTAGCTCAGGCTCTTCCGGCTGTTCCGCAGCGTGGCTCGCTGGACTTGGAAGGAGTCAAGGCCTCGGACTATTTCTTTGCCTAGCGGCTTCCGCAAGTGGAAGCGTGATACCCAAGTGGACCTACTGGATTTTCAACGGAGGACATCATGAACCTGAAGGACAGCCTTGCAATGGTTGGCAAGGACAGCGCAGCACGCGCTGCCTTCCGCGCGTTGGATTCGCTGCAGACCCTCCCGCCTGCCGAGCAGGTGGCGGGGGCGGCCGTACTCCTGTGGCTGGTGGCTGCGCGCTTCCACATCCCTGTGTCCGAGCTGATGACGCAGACCGAGCGCCGCATCCTCGACTCCCTGTCGGAGGCGGTGACCGGCATGGAGGCGCCCGGCTCCACCGTGCGCGCCATCAAGCAGTACCTGCAGGAGGAGGTGCGATGACCTACCCACCCTACGAGTGGCTTGGCATCCGCCTCGCCCAGGCCGCCCGCTTCCTTCCCGATGGAAGCACGTTCGTCGATGCGCGCTCCGCCGCCTCTCGACGAGACGAGTACCTCGCGCACGGCGGTAGCGAGGGACACCTTACCGGCCTGCTCACCGAGTTCGGCCACAACGATCCCAACGCCACAGCCAAGGAGTTGCTGTCGTGAAAGCCTACGTCCTGTCTTGCAGTTACGGAAATGACAGCGTCGCCATGATGCAATGGGCGCACGAGGCTCGGCTGGTGGATGAGTGCCCCGTCTATTCCGTGTACTGCGATACGGGATGGGCAGCTCCGCAGTGGGAGTCCCGAATTGTGGAGTGTGAGGAGTACGCCGCGCGCTGCGGGTTCAGGCCGGTCAGGGTTCGCAGTCTCGGAATGGCGGAGCTGGTGCGAACGAAGAAGGGGTGGCCCGGCAACGGCCAGCAGTTCTGCACGGCCCACCTCAAGGGACTCCCGTTCCTGCAGTGGATCGACGACGCAGACCCGGAGGCCGAGTGGGTGGTGATGGTGGGTAAGCGGAGGGCCGAGAGCCGGGCGCGAGCCAACACGCCGGAGTTCATCCCGGATTCGGAGCACCACGGCGGGCGCGTGCTCTGGCATCCGCTATTCCAACACACAGACTCCGACCGAGACGCTTTGCTCTATCGGGCCGGGTTCGCTCCGCTCCCGCATCGCTCGTTGGAGTGCAACCCCTGTGTCAACGCCAACCGGCAAGACTTCCTGCGGCTGCGCCCTGAGGAAGCTGACAAGGTTTCCCGCCTCGAAGTCGAGATCGGCAAGCCGATGTTCCGACCCAAGCGATTCAACGCAGTAGGCATCTACGGAGTTCTCATGTGGGCACACCACGGGAAGGACCACTCCGAAGATGTTGTGGACGAATCTGGATGTAGCGCGGTCTTCGGCTGCGGCCTCTAACCAAACATAGGACACATCATGATCAGCAAGACCATCGTCACCTGCCCCGTTGAACTGCTGTTCGCGCAGCTCGACAAGCCCGCCCGGTTCAAGGACAAGGCGGACTCCAAGCTGCGCTTCAACGTCAAGGTCCGCCTCGACCCGAGCAACTCCGAGCAGGCAAAGCTGCTGGCCGAGCTGCACGACTACGAGCAGGCTTGCTTCACTCACGAGAAGGCGGAGCTGGAGAAGAAGATCGCCGAAGGTGGCAAGGACTCCGGCAAGCTCAAGGCACTGCTCAAGCAGTTGGAGCAGGCTGACTCCAAGGTGCCGGCCGAGCTGGACAAGGACACCGCCGAGGAGACCGGCAAGTTCGTGATGAACATCGGGCGGCTCGCCGAGGGCACGAAGAAGGACGGCACCCCGTGGACTCTCAAGTCCATCCCGATCTTCGACGCCGGCAACCCGCCGAAGGAGATCAAGGACGTCGCCGGCCTCAAGCTCGGCCGTGGCTCCATCGTGTGCTTGAAGATCGAGCTGCAAAGCTACCTCATCGAAGGGCAGAAGACGGCGGGCATGACCGCCAAGCTCCTCGGCGCGCAGGTCCGCAAGCTCGTCCAGTTCGGCGGCGGCGGTGCCAGTGCTGACGACTTCGGCTCGGCCGAGGATGGCTTCGTGGCCACGCCCGCCGAGCAGGGGTCCAGCGACTTCGCACCCGGCGGCGAAGACAGCGACGACATCCCGCTGTGACCGCCCGCACCTCCGCCCGCGCCCGCTCACTCGGATACCGCAGCATGTCCGAGGCGCGGGTGGCTGAGGACCTGTCCCGCGAGGGCGTGCAGTTCGCCTACGAGCAGCACACTCTCTCGTACCGGGACGACAAGGTCCACAAGTACCGCCCCGACTTCCGCCTCCCCAACGGGGTGCTGGTGGAAGTGAAGGGGCGATTCACCGCAACCGACCGCCGCAAGCTCCTGCTCGTGAAGCAGCAGAACCCGGCGGCAGACATACGGCTGGTCTTCGACCGACCCCACGCGCCCATCACCAAGGGCTCTCTGACCACCTACGCAGGGTGGTGTGAGAGGAACGGGTTTCTGTGGTGGGCGAAGACGGTCCCTTCCCACTGGTGCTCGTCATGAGTTTCCGACCAATGCCGCCCGAGGCGGTGAAGTACATCGTGATCCACTGCTCGGCCACTGGCCCGACAACGGACATTGGGGTCACCGAGATCGAACGCTGGCACCGCGAGCGCGGGTTCCTGCGCATTGGCTACCACTTCGTGATCCGGCGCGACGGCACCGTCGAACGCGGGCGTCCGCTCAACATGCCGGGGGCGCACGCTGTCGGGTTCAACAACAACTCGGTGGCCGTGTGTTGGGTGGGCGGGGTGGATGCGCAAAGCAAGGTGCGGGACAACCGCACGCGCGAGCAGATCGACACCCTCCGCCTAGTGGTCACCGCCCTGACCCGACAGTTCCCCGGAGCCCAGGTGGTCGGGCACCGGGACCTGTCCCCTGATCGCAACGGTGACGGAGTCATCTCGCCCAACGAGTGGCTCAAGGGCTGCCCGAGCTTCGACGTAAAAAAGTGGTGGGAGTCCGCCAAGCCGCAGACCAGCAGCATCACCTAGTAGTACCTACTGGACGTCACTTCAACTGGAGGAACAGCAATGCGCAAGCCCAAGTTCGTAGTCGTCGACACGCCCATCACCCCGAAGGCCGCCCGCGTGTTCGAGCTGATGAAGCGTGACGGCGGTGTCACCCGCCTCACCGCGATGCACGCCGGCATCCCCAACCTCACGGCCCGCATCGCCGAGCTGCGGGCAGCGGACGTGATCGTCGATTGCGAGACGCACACCGACATCGACGGCAACCAGTATGGCCGGTGGTCCATCGCCCCCTCCAACGGCGACGTCTACGTCCCGAGGCAGGCCGCCTGATGCACGAACGGGCCGGCTCCTCGTTCGTTCGGAAAGAGCCGTGCCCGTCCTGTGGTAGCCGCGACAACCTCGCGCGCTACTCGGATGGCCACGCCTACTGCTTTGGCTGTGGACGCTATGAGAAGGGAGACGACGTGCAGACTACCGACGACCTCGAAGAGCAGGCCCCCGATTCCTCGTGGGCCAAGCTGTTCGGCAGTGTGGTGCCCATCGAATCCCGCTGCCTGCGGGCGGACACCTGCGAGAAGTGGGGGTATGAGGTAGGCGAGGACGAGAAGGGCAAGCTGCACATCGCCAACCACTACAACCGCCACGGCCAGTTGATCGGCCAGAAGATCCGGAAGGCTGGCAAGCAGTTCTCGGTGCGCGGCGTGTTGGCCCCGCTCTACGGCATGTGGCTGTGGCAACCTGGCGGCAAGATGTTGGTGGTGACGGAGGGCGAGATCGACGCACTGTCGGTGTCGCAGGCGCAGGGCAACAAGTGGCCCGTGTGCTCCATCCCCAATGGCGCGCAGGGGGCGGCCAAGTGTTTCCAGAATGCGCTGGAGTACCTTGAGTCGTTCGAGAAGGTCGTCCTGATGTTCGACATGGACGAGCCGGGTCAGAAGGCGGCGGAAGCGTGCGCCCAACTGCTGACCCCCGGCCGGGCGTACATCGCCCGCCTCCCGCTCAAGGACGCCAACGACATGCTGCGCGCCAACCGCGAGCGCGAGCTGATCGACGCGATCTGGCGGGCCGCCCCCTACAGGCCGGACGGAATCGTGGCCGGCACCACCACCGAGGACATCGTGTTCACGGAGGTGTCCCGCGCCTCGGTGCCCTACCCATACCCCGCCCTGCAGCGCATCACGCACGGGCTGCGGCAGGGGGAGCTGGTGACCGTCACGGCCGGCACCGGCATCGGCAAGTCCACGATGTGCCGTGAGCTGGCTCACCACCTGCTCATGACCCACGGCGCCACAGTCGGCATCGTGGCACTGGAGGAGTCGGTGCGCCGCACGATGCTCGGCCTCATGAGCATTGAAGCGAACCGCCCGCTGCACCTGCTCTCGAACGAGGAGTTGCAGGAGCACCGGGGTTCGTGGGAACGGGTGGCCGGCAGTGGCCGCCTGTACCTCTACGACCACTTCGGTTCCATGGCCAGCGACCGCCTCATCAACAAGGTCCGGTACATGATCAAGGGGTGCGGCGTGCAGTTCGTGGTGCTCGACCACCTGTCCATCGTGGTGTCCGGACAGGAGACAGCCGACGAGCGCAAGGCCATCGACGTGACCATGACCAACCTGCGCTCCCTTGTGGAAGAGACGGGGGCCGGCATGTTGCTGGTGTCCCACCTGCGGCGTGGCGAGGGCAAGGCGCACGAGGAGGGCGGACAGGTTCGCCTGTCTGACCTGCGTGGCTCTCACTCCATTGCGCAACTGTCGGACCTGGTGATCGCGCTGGAGCGCAACCAGCAGGCCGAGGGCGCTGAGTCCTCCCTGTTGCAGGTGCGCGTCTTGAAGAACCGCTTTACCGGCGAGACCGGTACGGCGGACACCCTGCTCTACAACCGCGAGACCGGCCGCATCGAAGTGGCTGGCGAATTCAAACCGGGAGGACCCGATGCTGCGTCTGACTTCTGAGCTGGAGGCAAGCGAAACGCTGCAGGGCCTCCTCGCCGCACACGCCGAGAAGTTAGACGGTTTGTTCTCCATGCCGATCCCGGAGGCAATCGTGATGTTCTCGGCCCTGCTGTCCTACGAGAAGGCACTGGATAGGTACGCAGCCCTGCTCGGCGGGATGGGTATGGAGCAGTTCTCGAAGGAGATCGTGGGGCTGCTCGACATGCACGGCCTCGGTGCCATCGAGGTGCGGGGAGAAGCATGAAACCAACGTGAGGAGGTGGGGTATGTGGGTCGCCGACCTTGAGACCAATGGCCTGTTGTCTGAAGTGACCCGCATCCACATCTTCGCCATGCGCAACTTGGACACGGGCGAGGTGCGGGTCTACCGCCACAACGAGCACGAGAATAGCATCGAACGCGGTCTCCAGTTCCTGTGCCAGCTTCTCATGGACGGGGACCGGGTCACGTTCCACAACGGAATCGGCTACGACCTGCGGGTGATCGCCAAGCTGTACCCGCATCTGACCATCCCGCGCAGCCAGACCACCGACTCCCTCGTGCTGGCTCGAGCCTTCTGGCCGGAGATCAAGCAGCACGACTTCCGTCTCACGGCCCTCGGCAAGATGCCCGGCTACCTCATCGGCCGCCACTCCCTCGAAGCGTGGGGCCACCGCCTCGGGTGCTACAAGGGGGACTACCGGGGCGGGTGGGAGCGGTGGTCGCAGGAGATGGAGGACTACTGCCTGCAGGACCTCGCAGTCACCGAGGCCCTGCTGCGTCGGCTGATGGCCCACTCCTCATGGGACCAGCTCGTGTGCGGGGTGGAGCAGGGAGTCGAGGCGATCCTCATTCGCCAGCAGGAGCGGGGCGTGGCGTTCGACGAGGCCGGAGCGGCGGCCCTGTATGCCAGAGTCTCGGCCGAGCGTGAGGAGGTGCGCCGCCAACTGCGCGAGGTGTTTCCTCCCTTCTACCTGCCGGACGGCACGGCCCCCTTCGTGCCCCGGCGCGACCATGCCAAGTTCGGGTACGTCAAGGACGCCCCGCTGCGCAAGGTGAAGCTGGTGGAGTTCAACCCAGGTAGCCGCCACCACATCGCCATGATGCTGAAGCGGCGCCACGGGTGGCAGCCCACGGAGTTCACCGAGACCGGTGAGCCGAAGCTGGACGACGAAGTGATCGGCGCTCTGCCGTACCCCGAGGCCAAGCTGCTCGCCCGGTTCCTCCTGCTGGAGAAGCGGTGCGGCCAGCTGGCTGAGGGCGAAGAGGCGTGGCTCAAGCACGTCAAGACCGGCGTGATCTACGGCCGCGTCACCTCGGTGGGTACCGTCACCGGGCGCATGTCTCATCAGAAGCCCAACCTCGCGCAGGTGCCGAAGGTTGGCAGCCCGCTAGGCGAGGAGTGCCGCGCCCTGTTCCGCGCCCGTCCCGGTTGGGTGTGGGTGGGCTGCGATGCGGATGCGCTGGAGCTGCGGGTCATGGCCCACTTCATGGCGCGCTACGACGGCGGGGCCTACATCAAGACCGTGCTCGAAGGAAAGAAGTCCGAGGGCACGGACATGCACACGCTGAACATGCACGCCCTCGGCATCACGAACCGGGACACCGCGAAGACTTGGTTCTACGCGTGGCTGTACGGCGGCGGTGCAGAGAAGCTCGGCCTCATCCTGACCGGGAAGCACGGGCAGGCGAAGAGAGGGCAGGCTGCGAAGAATGCGTTCCTCCGTGCGTTACCCGCGCTCGGCCGGCTCGTATCGCTGGTGCAGACCACGGCCAAGACCAAGGGCCGGCTGCGTGGAATGGACGGTCGGGTGATCCCCTGCCGTTCCCCGCATTCCGCCGTGAACGCCCTCTTCCAGAGCGCGGGCGCGGTGGCGATGAAGGTGGCCCTCGTCATCCTCGACGAGAAGCTGCAGGCCCTCGGGCTGGTGCCCGGCAGGGATTACGAGTTCGTCCTCAACGTCCACGACGAGTGGCAGATCGAAACCAAGGAGGAGCATGTCGAGACCATCGGCCGAGAGGCCCCTGCTGCTATTGCCGCCGCTGGCGAGAAGCTCGGATTCCGATGCCCCCTCGCCGGAAACTCCCAAGTCGGACGTACTTGGGCAGAAACTCACTGAGGTTCTCTCAGCCGCGTGGGCGGGAGGGATGCCCGTGAAGGGCAACCTCTCCCGATCCCACGCGGTCGAGATCGCCATGCTCGCCTCCGCCGGGGAGATCACCGCCATGGCGCCCGCAGGAAACATGGGGCGCCTGTGGGTCATCACTCCCGCCGGCATCCGCCGCTACTACAACCTCCGCCCGCAGGGCGCCGAAGGAGAAACCAATCGTGGCAGTGCTTGACATCCTCCGCATCGGGGCTGGACTCCTCGACAAGATCATCCCCGACCCCAAGCTGCGCTACGAGGCGCAGCAGCGCATGCTGGAGCTGGCGCAGAAGGGGGAGCTGGCCGTGCTCGACGCCGAGAAGTCGGTGGCGCTGGCACAGATCGACGTGAACAAGACCGAGGCCGCCAGCCCGGACCTGTTCCGTGGTGGCTGGCGCCCGGCCGTGGGTTGGGTGTGCGTACTGGCCATCGGCTACTCGTTCCTGCTCCGTCCGCTCCTGCCGTGGATGGTGACCGTGGCTGGCACCACGGTGCCCCCGCTGCCCCCGCTCGACATGGTGGACCTCATGACCATCCTCGGCGGCATCCTCGGCCTCGGCGGCTTCCGGACCTATGAGCGTGTGAAGGGGAAGGCATGACCCGCATCGAAATCGTCAACCAAGTGTGGCTCCCGGCCTACCTGCACGCCCTAGGCCGGGGGCACGACACCATCCGTGCCCGTGACATTGCCCGCACGGCGGTGGCGGACTACTACGAAGAGACCCGCAGGGCCGAGCAGGCTGAGAGGCAGCTCGCCCAACAACCGCCGAAGAGGCCAACCATTCCGGACCACCCCGCATGAACTTCTCCAAGCAAGTAGCTGCTGTGGCGTTGGGGATCATCCTCACCTACATCGGCTTCTCCGCAATCATCACCGTCATCGGAGCTGCCCTGTGATCACACCCCAAACGAACCACCCGTCCCGAGCCGTTCGCCTGTTCGCCGTCCTGACGGCCTTGCTGCTCGTGCTGTTGCTGCTGCCGTTCGGCCTAGCCATCGCGGCCGTGGTGATGACTTTCGAGTTCTCGCTGGCTTTCTTCGTGGTCGTCTTCGAGGCAGTGGGTCAGGCCTACAAAGGCCAGTCGTTCATCCATGCGCGCACTTACACCCTCTCCGAGTGGGCGGCCTTCTACGGCAATACCATGCTGAACGCCGTGATAGGTCCTACCAAGGCCGTCTGCGTCGGGCTGGACTGACATGGCGTCGCGGCGGCTCGCGCTGATCGACGCCGACATCTACGCCTACACAGCAGCGGCGACCGGGCAGGAGAGCTTTCGGTGGCCTGACGCGGAGGCGCCGGTGGCCGTTCAGACCTCAGACCTGGCGGACACCATCCGAGCAGCAGAGGAGTCCGTGCTCGACGCAGCCGCCAAGGTGAAGGCCAGCCGCACCATCGTGTGCCTCTCGTGCCCCTCGGCCGAAGGGTTCCGGGTGCGGCTCCTGCCAACGTACAAGGCCGGCCGCGTGCCGAAGCCTCTGCAGCTCGCGGCGGTGAAGGACCACTACCGGTCCCGCTTCGAGTGCATGGAGCGGCCGCTGCTGGAGGCGGACGACCTGCTCGGCCTGCTCGCCACCTCGGCCCCCGAGCGCGGGTGGGAGACGGTGCTGGTGTCCGGCGACAAGGACCTGCGCCAGATTCCCGGCAACTTCTACGACCCGATCCGGGGGATTCTCGGGCGGGTGGATGAGGAGGCCGGGCTGCGCCTGCACGCCCTGCAGACCCTCACGGGCGACCCGGTGGACAACTACTCCGGCTGCCCCGGCATCGGCCCGGTGAAGGCGGCGAAGCTGCTCACCACACCGGACGGTGCGTGGTACCCACCGAATGCGTGGTGGCCGCTGGTGGTGTCGGCATACGAAGCGAAGGGCCTGACGGAGGACGATGCGCTCGTGCAGGCGCGCGTGGCGTTCATCCTCCGGAAGGGCTACTACAACGACCAGACAGGAGAAGTGAAGCTATGGCAACCCCCATCGGAGAACTGAGGGCGAAGTGCTTGGACTCGTGCAATGACTACGGCTGTGTCCGCACGAGTAACTGTTCGAAGTACCCCGAAACCCCGCCGCCCACGGCCACCCAAGTCGGCGGAGACCACTACCGCAAGAACGCCATCCAACCCATCGACTACATCCGCCAGAACAATCTCGGGTACTGCGAGGGCAACGTGGTGAAGTACATCACTCGGTGGCGCGACAAGGGATGGATCGACGACCTGCGCAAGGCCAAGCACTACATCGACTTCCTGATCGAGGAGGCGCAAGGCGATGCCCGGTAACGCACCCGAGCTGCACAAGGACGACGACGGGACGTGGACGGTGCGGCTGGACGAGGCCTCGCAAGCCGCCTTCGTCCGCTGGCTGTGCCTGACCTACGCTGTGCCCGAGAAGGCCGCTGCGGCATTGAAGGGGGCGCGGGGCCTAATTGTGCGTCCAGCTTCCAAGGCCTAAGAAGTTCTTCTGGACCCGTGGTGATCGTCTAACGTAAGGACCCCGGAGATAGTCCGGAAATGGGAGTTCGAGTCTCCCTCACCACTCCTCCCTGCGGAGCACGCAATGACAAGCGAAGAAGCACAGAGGCTTCTCCACACCCACCTCGACTCTCGGGTGGTGGAAGCTCTGGAGGTACTCATCCCCAACCGTCTTCCGGGTGACCTGTCCTTCGGTGAGAGAGACATCAGCTCTCGCATCGGTGAACAGCGGGTCATCTCCCTCCTGCGCGGCGTCGTAGCCCGCAGGGAGCAGAAGGCGCGTGACGCCAACCCATCAACCACCAAGTGACCTCCATGTGTACCAAGTCCGTCTTCCGCTCCATCGGGCGCGTATTCGGGGTGGGTGGCAAGGGGCCGAACGCCCCCGAACCTACCGCTCTCCCCCGCCGCGCCGAAGCCCCCGCGCAGTCCCTCGCCAATCCCGAAGAGTACGGGATGAGCCGCGAGGAGATGAAGAGGCGCAACCGCTTCAAGCTCCGCCTCGACCAAGACTTCTCCGCCGCACCTGGCGGAACCGCACCCCCAACTCTGGGGATGTAACGCATGAGCGCCCCCTCCGCAACGGAGGGGACTGCGAAGGCTCGCTACGCCCAGCTCGACCACGACCGCCTGCCGTACCTCCGGCGGGCGCGTGCGGCGGCGGCCCTCACCATCCCCTCGCTCATCGTTCCGGACGGTCACACCCCGACCTCCGAGCTACCCACCCCCTATCAGTCCTTCGGTGCCCGTGGCGTCAACAACCTCGCGGCCCGCATCGCCCTCACGCTGTTCCCTCCGGGCACCCCATTCCACAAGCTGACCCTTTCCGAGGAAGTGCGCGAGCAGGCCGGCGCGTCCGAAGGCGAAGTGTCCGCCGGTCTTGCCCGTGCGGAGCGCATCACCGTCGCCGACCTCGAAGCCTCCGCCTACCGTGGCGTGATGGTCGAGGCACTCAAGCACCTGCTCGTCGCCGGCCAGTTCGGCATGTTCTGGCCGTCGTCTGGTCGCCCCCGCCTGTTCCCCCTCACCCATTATGTCCTCCTGCGCAGCCCCTCGGGGCGCCTGCTGGAGGCCATCGTGCAGGAGAAGCTGGCGTGGGCAGAGCTGGAGGATGACGTGGTCGACCAACTGGTCGCCAACGGAGTCCCGCAGGCGGCCGAGTGTCGCGGCAAGGTAGACAAGACCGTCGACGTCTACACCCACATTCGCTGGACCGGTAAGCGTGTGATCTGGCACCAAGAGGTTGAGGGTGTCGTCATCGAAGGGTCCGTGGGCAACAAGCCCGCCGACCGTTCCCCGTGGATGTTCCCGCGCCTCATGGAGGAGGCGGGCAGCTCCTACAGCCGGGGCTACGTTGAGGACTACATCGGCGACCTCAAGTCTCTGGAGGCCCTGCGCGAGTCCATCGTCAACGGCGCCCTAGCGGCTTCGTGGATGCTGCTGCTGCTCAATCCGGGCAGCACGCTTACCATCGACGACATCCGCACCGCTGCCTCTGGCTCCGTGCTCTACGGGACCAAGGACGACCTCACGGCCGCCCAGCTCGACAAGATTCCCGACCTCGCGTTCGTGGAGTCCGTGGCCCTCAAGATCGAAGAAGCCCTGGCTCACGCCTTCCTGCTCAACAGCGCCATCCAGCGCAACGGTGAGCGGGTGACGGCCGAGGAGATTCGGTACATGGCTGACGAGCTGGAGACCCAGCTTGGCGGGCTGTACTCGACCCTAGCCTACGACCTGCAGATTCCGGTCGTTCAGGCGAGCATGGGCCGTCTGGAGGCTGCGGGCCGACTGCCGAAGCTGCCGTCCGACCTCGCTGCCCCCACCATCGTCACGGGTGCCGAGGCTCTCGGACGAGGCAACGACATTACCCGCCTGCGCACCTTCGCGTCCTTGGTCCAAGAGACCTACGGTCCCGAAGTCCTTGTGCAGAGCACCAACCCCTCCGAGTTCATGTCGCGCCTTGCGGCTGGCCTCAACATCGTCGCGGACGGTCTCGTGAAGACCCAAGACGAGGTGGAAGAGGAACAAGACGCCGCTGCTGGTGCCGCCATGTTGGGCGCTGCAGCGGAGCAATCCATCACAGCCGGTGGTGCCCAAGCGGCCCCGCCGGCATAACGGAGATTCCCAGTGGTAAAGAAGACCGACCCGCAGTTCAGCACCGAGGATGCCGCCATTCCGGTTGCGTCCGACAAGCCGGCGCCCGCCATCCCCACGATGGGTGCGCTGGAAGACCGTCCGCCCAGCCAGAACGACCCCGAAGGCGCCCCGCCGGTTCCCCCGGTGGAGGACCCCTCCGCCCTTCCGCCCTACCCCGGCAACGCCGCGCAGGGCACCTTCGTGATGGCTGACGGCACCATTGTCCGCAACTGCTGACCATGAGCGATCCCACTCAGCAGCAGGCCACTGCCCCCGGCACGCCCGAGCACGACGCCGCAATGGTGGCAAAGTTCGTGGCCGCCGGGGGCCAGGCCCCGGACCAGCTGGCCCCGGCTTCCGTGCAGCAATCCACGCCGACCCCCGGCCTCCCCGACAAGTTCAAATCCGTCGAGGAGCTGGCCAAGGCCTACGCGGAGCTGGAGGCCAAGCTGGGCAAGAAGGACGACCCCGCCAGGCCTGAGCCGAAGGCCGAGGACGGCAAGCAGCCCCCGCCCACCGTGGACGTGGACAAGCTGTCCGACGAGGTGGCCGAGAACGGCAAGCTGTCCGAGGAGTCCATGAAGGCCCTGCAGGCCAAGGGCTACTCGCAGGCCGAGATCGACGCCTTCGTGGCCGGGCAGGTCGCGCTCGCCGAGCAGACCGTGCAGGACCTGTACGCTCTTGCTGGCGGCGAGGACAACTTCAAGGCCGTGCAGCAGTGGGCCGCCGCGTCCATGTCCGAGGCCGAGAAGGAGGTGTACCACTCTGCGCTGGAGAAGGACGAGGTGAGCGCCAAGCTGGCGATCCAGAACCTCGTGCTTCGCTACCAGCAGGAGAACGGCGCCCTCCCGGCCCGCACCATCTCAGGCAGCCGGACCTCCACTGGCGGCGCGGTCGCCCCCTTCGCCTCCATCGCGGAGCAGAGTGCTGCCATCCGGGACCCCAGGTACGGAAAGGACCCCGCCTACCGCAAGCAGGTCGAGGCGCGGATCATGGCCAGCACCCTGTAGCACAGAACGTCCCCGGCCCGTTGCAAGCCGGGCCTCCGAAATTGCAACCCGAGGGCAACCTCGGTGATCCGGGCGCCAACATGCGCGTGCGAGGCCTCCCTCGCCGGATCACCAAGGTGCCTTTGCGCACCCCGTAGCACTCCCTCCTTCTACGCGTGACACCCGTCACGGCCCGCTGCGGCGGACAACCCTGAACGTAGACCCGCGTGTGTGATGGCGAGGCTCCCTCCCTTCATTCACTCAAAGGCAGATCGCAATGCCCAACGCAACCGTACTCAACTTCGGCCAGGTCAACTTGTCCGGCGCCACCGATGCCTTGTTCCTCAAGGTCTACGGCGGCGAGGTGATGGCCGCCTTCGAAGAGGCCAACCGCTTCATGGACCGCACGATGGTCCGCAACATCAACTCCGGTCGTTCCGCCGCGTTCCCCGCGACTTGGAAGCTGACCGCTGCCTACCACACGGCTGGTAACGAAATCCTCGGCCAGACCTCCGCGACGAACGAGCGCGTCATCCTCATCGACGACCTGCTCGTGTCCTCGGCGTTCCTCGCTCGCATCGACGAGGCGAAGACCCACTACGAGGTTCGCTCGATCTACTCGAAGGAGTCGGGCCGCGCGCTCGCGTATGCCATGGACCGGAACCTGGCTCAGGTTCTCATCAACGCGGCCCGCTCGGCTGCGACCGTCACCGGCGGCTTCGGTGGTGGCCAGCTCACGAACGCGAACTTCCCGACCGATGGCGCCACTCTCGCCGCTGGCATCTTCAACGGTGCCCAGATTCTGGACGAGAAGGACATCCCGACGGATGACCGCTACGCCATGCTGCGCCCCGCGCAGTACTACCTGCTCGTGCAGACCACCAACGTCATCAACCGTGATTGGGGTGGCTCGGGCGTCTACGCGGACGGCAAGGTGCTGAAGGTCGCCGGTGTGTCCATCGACAAGTCGAACCACATCCCGAGCACCAACATCGCCACGGGTCCCACCGCCTACCAAGGCAACTTCACGCCCACGACCGGCATCGTGTTCCACAAGTCGGCCGCCGGCACCGTGAAGCTGCTGGACCTCAAGGTGGAGATGGAGTACGAAATCCGCCGGCAGGGCACGCTGATCGTGGCGTCCTACGCTGCGGGTCACGGCATCCTGCGCCCCGAGTCCTCGGTGGAGCTGCGCGCCTCCTAATCGGAGACTACGCAGTAGGGGGAGGGGTATCCGACCCTCCCCCATTCCCCGACCCTCTGGAGCCACACCATGTCCGCAGTCATCTACACCGGCCGCATTCAGGGCCAGACGTCCGCAGGTGCGGCGCTCGCCACGCAGAACCCCGTCACGCTCCACGCGGACGGGAACCTGCGCTGGACGGATGCCGCAGGCCGGCGCCGGGTCGCCGCAATCCGGGGCGACCTCGCCATCCTGATCCGCGACATCTTCCAAGGCGCGGGCGGCCTCCCGGCCACCGCAGGCAATCGCCTGATTCCGTTCGACGCTCCGCGCACGAGCACCGCGACCTAAGTCGCACACACCATCTTCACCACCTCAAGGGGGCGAGAGCAATCTCGTCCCCTTTTTTTCGAGGACCGCTGTATGCCTCTCTACACCACCTACGGCAACGGGGTCGCCACCGACTTCCCGGTACCCGGCGCCGGCACCGTGCTGTCCGTACTGGTCAACGGTTCCGGGACGTCGTTCACCCAGCCCGACGGCCGCCACATGCTTCGTCTGGCGTCCCCGCCTCCGGCCGGGCAGACCGTGGTCATCGACTACGCTCTCACGGTTCCCCGGTTCCGGCTGGAGGAGTTCGGCGGAGGCACCTCGGCCACCGCCGCGCAGAACTCTGCCGCATTCTCGGCGATCTTCACGGCCACCGGCGGCGTCTGCGAAATCGCCCTCGGCCCCGGCGACTACCAAGTCAACGCAATCAACCTGACCACCACCGCCGCCGTTCGTCTGGCCATCACCGGCAGCGGGATGGGGATCACCCGGCTCATTCAGCAGGACAACACGCGCGTCCTTCTCGTGAACCTGAACGACCCCGGCATCGACCCGACGCCCGGCTCTTGGGTCGTTCTCAACGCCTTCACGATGGTCGGGACGTGGCAGGCCAACCAATCGCTGGGCGGCGACAGCAACCGGCATGTGGACATCCGCCGCGTTGCACAGGTGGCGCTGAGTCGTGTCGAGTCCCAGTACTGCCGGATGATGGCCCTGACGGCCCTGTATTGCGGGGACGTCAGCGTGAACGAATGCCGCGTTCTGTACTGCGCGCGGGACGCAATCAACCTGGCGTCCTGCTACCGCACCTCGGTCCTCGGCAACCACATCCGCCACTGCAACGACGACGCCATCGCCGTCCACGTCACCGGCGCGCAGTTCAACCCCCCGCCAGAAGGGCACGTCATCTCCGGCAACTACTGCGAAGACTCGTTCGGCATCAAGATGCTCGGGGCGCGCAACAGCACCGTGTCCAACAACGTGTGCCGCCGCGTGAAGGGATACGGCATCTACCTGAACCACGAAGACCCGGAAGGCCGGTCGGACCACATCAACGTCAACATCTCCGACAACACCATTCTGGACGTGTTCCAGGCCGCCTGCTGGCCCGGCTTCGGCAACGTACAGCACGGCATCTTCGTCGGGAACCGCGCCACGTCCGCCACTCTGCGTGTGATCGGCGGCACCCCCACCATCGCGCGCCCGGAAGTCACGCAATACGCGAGCAACCAGGCGGCCTCCAAGAGCGTGGGTGCCCGTGGAATTCGCATCACCGGGAACATCATCGCCCAGACGCTGGCCAAGCCGACGAACAACTACACCGAGTTTGGGTTCAACCGCTCGGCCCCCGCGCTGCAGCGGTCGTTCGCTTCCGGCGGATGGACCGACCTGACCTCCACCTGGGCGTCGTTCACCACCATCAATTCCGGAAACGCCATCGTTCTCACCGGATTCATTGACAGTGTGGACATCCTCAACAACAACATCGAGGGGTGGAGCCGGGGCATCCTGCCGAGTGCATCGGCTGGCGTGTTCGAGGTGAACGTTCGCGGTAACCGCTTCTTCCGCATCGCTCAGTACGCCGTCGACTTGGAGTCCGGCGCCGTTCGTCGGGGCATGTTCCTGCTCGAAGGCAACTTCTTCGACCTCGACCCGTACCTGGAGAACTCGCAGCACAACGCGAACGGAACGTGGACGCTGACGACGACCCAGTTCGGATCGGTGGCCAACACCTTCAACTGGGATGGGCCTTTCTTCTTCGTCGGAAACACGTTCCGCAATTGCCACCAGATCATCCGTGGCGGCGGCAACGGGCGCGTGGTGTATGCGGGCAACACCTACATCATGCAGCCCGGCTCGGGGTTCACCCACAACAACGGCGGGTTCAACGGCGCCACGAACCGAGGCATCGGCTTCCCCAACGGCGCCTTAGATCCGACCGCTCGAATCCTGTGGGAGGACAGCGACCCCACTTCCGCAACGTATGGTCAGGTGACGCACGCCAGCGGCCGGGCCGTGGCCGGCTCTCCGGGCGGCAGCACCGTCCTCGCGGGGATCACCGGCGACCTGTGGCTCAACACCGACTCCACCCTTGGGGGCATCGTTGGCTACCGGCGCCTGACCACGGGAACCGGGAACGCCATCGGCACGGATTGGGCCATCGTCGGCACGCGGCACGGAACCTCGACGCAGAACGGCACCGGCGCGCAGACGGTGTTCACCATTCCGCACGGGCTGGGGACCACTCCCGCCGGTGCTCAGGTGAACGCGGGTTCGGCAGACGCTCGCGGTCCGTTCCACGTCTCGTGGGATGCGACGAACATCACCGTCACCTACGGGGCGGCCCCGGCCTCCGGCACCAACAACGTCGTTCTTCGCTGGACCGTCCACGGCAGCTAACTGAAACTCACCATGTCTGAACTCCGCACCTCCGAACTCGACGCTGTGAACTGGCTCCTCTCCCTCATCGGGGAGGGGCCGGTGAACAACCTCGAAGACACCGGCCTCATCGACGTGGCCTCCGCGCAGGACGATCTGCGGCAACTCTCCCGCCAGATTCAGATGAAGGGCTGGCACTTCAACACCGAGGACGAACAGGAGCTGCTGCTCGACTCGAACGGCGAGATTTCGGTTGGGGCGAACTGGCTCTCCGTGCGGGCGACCGCACGCGATGGCCGGGACGTTGTCGTCCGCAACGGGAAGCTGTACGACCGCCGCAATCAGACCTCCGTGTTCGAGAAGGCGGTCGAGGTTCGGCTGGTCTACTTCCTCCCTTGGGACGACCTCCCCGAGTACGCCCGCAACTACATCAAGGCCCTCGCGGGCGAGAAGTTCCAGAAGTCGCGGGTGGGTTCCACGGCGCTGCACCAGCTCTCGCAAGAGGACGTGGCTCGGGCGCGGGTGGACTTCCTGCGCGAGGACGGCTCCCATCGTCAGGTGAACTTCCTCTACGACAACCCGAGCATGGTGACCAAGAGGGATCGCTCCTCCGAGTACGCCATCATCGGCAACCGCTACATCAGGTAACCCATGTCCCTCGTCACGCAGACCATCGCCAACCTCTACAACGGAGTGAGCCAGCAGCCCCCGGCGTCCCGCGACCTCTCGCAGTGCGAGGTGCAGGAGGATTGCTACTCGGCGCTGGCAGCGGGACTCACCAAGCGGCCCCCGGTGCACCACATCGCGGAGCTGATCAACGCCCCCGTGGCCAACATCTACTGCCACTTCATCGACCGGGGATCCGGGGATCGCTGGGTGGCTGTGGCCCACAACGGGACCATCCGGGTGTTCAACGCGGACACCGGCGCAGAGGCCACGGTCTCTGCCCCGGCTGGTTGGGGTTACATCAGCTCCGCCACCAGCCCGCGCGACGACATCCTGATGCTCACCGTGGCCGACTACACCTTCGTGGTGAACCGTCAGGTCACGGTGACCACGGATCCCGCCACCGTCCCTGGCTCCCTCTCGGCCACCGTGCAGCGGTTCTCGGACCTCCCGGCCGCCGGTAGCTCCTCTGGCCAGATTCGCCAGATTGCCGGCGACAACACCTCGTCCTTCGACGACTACTACGTCCGCTCGAACGGCACGGTGTGGGTGGAGCACGTCAAGCCGGGCATCACCTACAAGCTCAACCCGGCCACCATGCCCTACCGGCTGGTTCGCAACGGGGCCAACTCCTTCATCTTCACGCAGAACATCTGGGCCGACCGGCTGGTGGGGGACGACGTCTCCAACCCCGACCCCTCGTTCGTGGGTCGCAAGATCAGCGAGCTGTTCTTCTACCGCAACCGCCTCGGGTTCCTCTCCGGCGACAACGTGGTCCTCACGCGCGCCGGCGATCCCTTCAACCTGTTCGCCAAGACCTCGACGCTGGTGTCCGATGAGGACCCCATCGACCTCACGGTGGCCCACCCGCGTGTGGCCATCCTGCGCCACGCGGTGTCCTTGCAGGGCGCCCTCGTGCTCTTCGGGGACCGGGTGCAGTTCGAGCTGGACGGCGGTGAGGTGCTCTCCCCGAAGACCGCCCGCATCGTCCAGACCACGGAGTTCGAGACCATCACGAGCACCCGCCCGGTTGGCTCGGGCGCCACCGTGTTCTTCGCGGTGCCCCGTGGTGGCTACATCGGGGTGCGGGAATACTACGTCGACCCCGACAGCTCCACGAACCAAGCTCCGGACATTACGGCCCAGGTTCCCGCCTACATGCCCGGCCCCGCCCGCGAGCTGATCGCCAGCCCCAACGAGGACCTGCTGTTGGTCCGCACCGGCAACGCGAACCTCGCCGGCTCCATGTACGTCTACAAGTTCTATTGGGACCCTTCGACCCAACGCAAGCTGCAGTCCTCGTGGTCCCGATTCAACATCGCCCTCGGGGCGGGGGACGCGGTGGAGGGTGCGGGCTTCTACGGCACCAAGCTGATGCTTGTGGTCCGTCGTGGCACCAAGCTGTTCTTGGAGTACATGGAGTTCCAAGAGTCGGTGTTCGATCTGGAGGACGATGCTGGCAACGGCATCAAGATCCACCTAGACCGCCGCTGGACCACCACGGCAGGCGTCTACGACTCCGCGTCGCAGACCACCTCGTGGACCCTCCCGTACCCCGTGGACACCGGCCTCGACGTGGTCGTTGGGGTGTGCATCGACCCCAACTTCCCGGCCCTCGAAGGTGACAGCCCGGCGGTGACGATGGTCACGAGCACGCTCGCGCGGGTGCAGGGGGACTACTCCGGCGCCGGCATGGTGTTCGGCGTGCCCTACGAGTCCGTGTTCGAGTTCAGCGAGCAGTTCGTGCGCAACCAGCAGAACGCCGCCACGCTGGATGGGCGCCTGCAACTGCGCTACTTCTCGGTGCTCACCAACCTCACCGGGTTCCTCGAAGCTGAGGTGATCCGGCCGGGGCAGACCACGGGCCGTTCGGTGTTCACGGCGAAGTCGCTGGGCAACTACACGCTCGGCAGCTCTAGCCTCGTGCGAGACCGGTTCCGGTTCCCGGTGTTCGGCAACAGCCGCACGGCCCGCATCCGGCTCAAGTCCAAGTCCTACCTCCCCTTCGCGGTGCAGTCGGCCGAGTGGGAGGGCTACTACGTTCCACGATCCCGGAGGATGTGATGCGTGCTGTCGATCCGTTTCAGCTCTCCATGACCCGCCTCGGCGAGTTCGGGGAGAACATGCGCGCCGCAGACGTCAACGAGTGCAAGGCGGCCGGCTGGAGAGACCCTCTGGCCGCCGTCCTCGAAGCTCTGCACTGGAGCGGCTCGCGTTCGTGGGCACTGGTGGACGGGACCGGGCGGGTTTGGGTACTGGCGGGGCTGGCCGAGTCCTCGGACGTGGAGAATGACATCCTGCTCCAGCCGTGGTTCGTGGCCCGTGAAGGGCTGCGGCCGCGAGACCTGGTGCGCGCCGGCAAGGTGATCTACTCCCTGATGGAGTGCCACCGCCACAACAGCGCCGGCGAGCGCCGGGTCTTCTGGAACACGGTGTGGAACAAGGCCGTCCAGTCCCACACCTTCATAGAGCACTTCGGCTTCCGTCTCGACAGGCGGCCGAAGTCCATCCTCCGGCACCCAAAAACCGGAGAGTTTTTCTACCCATTCGAGTCCTGACCCATGTCCACTTCTCAGGCAGTCTTGGGCGCTTTCCAGATTGCCGCGCAGATAGAGGCCTTCGGCGCTGCCCGCAAGGCGGCGCGCCGGCAGCGCGAGCACTTAGCCCGTAACACGCAGCTCGCCTACGAAGACCTCGATCTGCAGGCCATTGAAATGCAGCAGGCCGTCGCCGAGAAGGCAAGCTTGCGCGCCAGGCAGGGCATCGCGGAGCGTGGGCGTCTTGCGGCGGTTTTCGCCGACTCTGGCGTGGTTGGTAACACGCAGATGCGAATCCGTGGCGAATCTCTGTTCAACGAAGGGGACGACATATCGTCCATGCAGTCGAACCTTCGCAAAGGGATAAATCAAATCAAACGCCAGAAGCTCGCCACCTACGAAAACGCCACGCAGCAACTGGCCGGCATTCAGCGCCCATCAGTTCTTGGCCTCTTGGGTGGTATCTCCAGCACTGTTGCAAGCAGCGCGTCACTGTCGTCAGGGGCGGGGCGGGTGGGCACTTCCATAGGTAATTGGTCAAGCGGATTCTCTTCTCGTTTCCGCATTGATGGTGGTGGTGGTCGGCTCATCGGCGACGCTGGCGGAGTCCAAGGCAACATCAACCGCATCTACGGAAGCACATAATGGCTAGACCGCAGACGCAGCGCAAAGGAGGCATGCGCTTAGGAAACCCCCTTATGGCGCAGGGGGAAGCCCCCGTAGTTGCCGCCCGCCAAATTCAGCGAATTGTAGGCGAGGACAGGTCTATCGCCGAGTACATCTCTGGTCTAGTCTCTTTCGGAAAGGCGGCCGACACCGTTGTCGAACGGCTTGATAAACGGGACCGAGAAGCCGGCGCGGCGGCTCGGCAAGCCGGCATGTCAAAGAACGAAAAAGCCAGTGCTGCATGGGCGGAGGGCTACCAGCGGGCCGATGCCGCGCTGGCTGGAGACGCCGATGGCGAAGAGATGCTGCAGGGCGTCCTTGCCGGGCAAGACATTGGTATGAGTTCCGAGGGGTACATTCAGCAGGTCTACAAGTTAAAGACGCGCGGCATGGTAGACGGACCCTTCAAGGCCGCCTACGACACCGCGTTCGCCGCGAAGGCTGACCGGCTCCGCACGCTGTTCGCAGATCGCCAGCGCGAGCAGGTGATCGCCAAGGCCGAGGAGGACACGCAGGCCCTCATCGACAAGACCTTCGAGCAGTTCCTGTCGAAGGGCGCTCAGAACATCCAGCGCGCCTCTGACGAGACCGAGGACGAGTACCTCGCCCGCGTCGCACGCGCGAAGGAAGGTGCCGACGTTCCCGACGCTATTGCTCTGCAGACCCTGTACCAGCACGCCAAGTCGGTAGGCGTGACCGGTGCGCGCTTCAACGCGATGCTGCTGGCCACCGCCAACCTCTACGGCAACCGCGGAGTTCCCGAAGCCTTCGAGGCCCTCAAGGCCGACCGGGCGGACGGCACCCCGTCCATGTACCGCATCCCCGAGTTCAAGAAGGCCATCGACGAGGGCCAGCAGATGGCCGAGCGGGTGCAAGCGGATCAACGCCGGCAGGAGCTGTTGCGCCTCAAGGCGGAGCGCGAGCAACGCCGCGAGGACATGCTCGCCCCGATCTACACCGAGGCATTCGCCGGTGGTGACCTGAACAAGGCGCGCGTCGCCTTCGAGGCCATCGTGCGTGCGAACCCCGGCCTCTTCAACGCTGACGACGTCTACAAGCACGCAGACCGCCTCAAGCGGGTGGAGGCCAAGGTCGAGACCGAGGAGGAGCGTCTGCGCGCCCGCGACCTCGTGATGGGCATCTACTCCGGGGCCACGAAGTGGAAGGACGTGGTCGCTGCCGAGCTGCCGCTGTCCCTGCAGAACATGCTGGTGGAGAAGTGGCAGTCGTGGCAGGACCGCACTCGGCAGGGCGAGGACCGCCACCGCAAGCTCTCTGAGGAGTACGTCAAGGGAGCACGCGTGCAGGGGCACCTGAACACCCTCAAGAACCTCGACTCCGGCATCAACGACCCCTTCTCCGAGCTGGACGGCGAGCAGAAGAACAAGTACCGGCTGGCGCGCGTCGCCGCCGAAAACTACTTCATGCAGGCCGTTGAGGACTCCTTGGGCATGCCTGACCCTGCCAAGCGGGACGCCTACATCGACTCCGCCGCCAAGCAGGCCCTCTCCATGTTCGACAACCAAGTGGCACCCCTACGCGCATCCGGGGCCAATGCTGGCTCCAAGCCGCCCTCCATCACCTCCCGCTCACCGGAGGACGCCATCGCCCGCGCACGTCGCGGCGAGATCACGGCTCAGGAGGCCGAGCGCCAGGTTCGCTACTTCCAGAAGAACCCTCAGCACATCCAACGATGAACGACACCCTCGACCACGAATACCTGCAGGAACGCGCGAAGCGGATGCGGGACACCGACCGCAAGCTGCTGGACTCTCTGGAGACCGAGCTGGCGCAGTCCCCCATCACCGCCCCCGCAGCGCCCGAGCCGGCCCCCGCCGCCCCGGAGAAGAAGGGACCCGGCGTGGTCCGCGAGACCGCACGCGCCGTGGTCGGGGCACCCCTCGACGCGGTGGGCGGGATCGTGTCCCTGTGGGACGACTCCGCCGCCGCGCTGGAGAGTGCGTTCCTCACCGCCCGTGAGTACCTCACCGGCCAAGCGGCGGCCGAGGCAGAGCGCACCGCCCAGCAAGGCCCCTTCGGGGGCGGGCCGGCAGGGCAGGCCTTCAAGCAGTCGAAGCGTGCCATCGTGGCGGACAACGAGTCCGGCGTGGGCCGCGTGGCCCGAGGCATCGGCCAGTTCGTTGTCCCCTTCCTCGGGACCTACAAGGTCCTCGGGTCTGCCGGCGCCTTCTCGAAGTCCGTCGCAGCGAAGGGCATGGTCGCAGGCGCGGCTACCGACTTCGCCGCGTTCGAGGCCGAGGAGGCCCGCCTGACCGACATGCTCGCCGAGTGGACGAAGGACAACCCTTCGGCCATGGCGGACGTGCTGCGGTGGTGGGCCGACCGAGACCCCAACTCGAAGCTGGAATCCCGCGCCCGCACGGCCGTGGAGGGCATGTTCCTCGGCGGCATCGCTGAGGGCATCTTCGCCTCGTGGAAGACCCTGCGCCGCTACTGGCAGGCCAAGGGCAAGGACGTCCCGGAGGAGATCGCGCAGAAGGTCGTGGCCGCCCGCGGCGCGGAGGAAGAGGCAGCCACGCGCGAGACCGACCGCATCCGTGCCGCCCTCGAAGAGATCGAAGCTCGCAAGGCCGCCACTGCGAAGGCGGGGGCCGAGGCGAAGGAGCGGGCCGCCGCGCAGTCCGCCCGTGCCGCCCGCGAGGGCAAGGCGGCGGAGATTGCCGCCAAGGCTGCGGAGGCCGAGAAGAAGGCCGCCGAGGCCGTGGCTCGCGCCGTCAAGGAAGCGCAGGCAGCTCAGGCCGCCGGTGCCGCCAAGAGGCTCGAAGTGGAAGCGGCAGCCTCCGGGGACGCTGCGCTCACCAAGGTACCTGAGCCGCCTCGCACGGTCGCCGAGCTGGACGCGGAGGTGGTCATCGGCAACCGCCGCGCCAGTGCGTGGGAAGAGGCCGCCAGCGACGTGCTGGTCACCGGAACCCGATTCACCCCCTCAGAGGTGAACGTGGCCGGACTGATCGACGTGCTGCTCCGCAAGCCCGGTGCCCTGCGCAGCGCCGATGACCAGATCCTCCTGCGCAACTACGCTGACCTGGCCAAGGAAGCGGAGGAGCGGCTGATCGCCGATGGCGTGCTGCCCCCGCCGGGCCGCTCGGACCTCGAAGTGGTCAACCGCGGCACCGGGGCATTCACTGACACCGAGCGCCGCATCCTGCGCGAAGGCGGGGAACTGCCCGGCGAAGGGCCGTGGCGCGGCTGGCCGACCTCTGAGTCGGACGCCGCCCGCATCGCAGCCGAGGCCGCCCAGCGTGCCGGCCGCGTGCAGCAGGCAGTCGAGGTGGCCCTGGCCCGCTCCGAAGGAGAGGCGGGTGGCCTCGGTGGCCGCCAAGGCGGCTTCGCCAGCCCGGCACTGCTCGCGCACGTCGCGGGTGGTGGTGCCGGCGCTCTGGTGGGCTACGAGCAGAACGGTGTCGAAGGGGCATTCCTCGGAGCACTGGCCGGCTTGGCCGGGGCCTCGGGCGTGATGCGTCTGGCGAAACGTGCCTCAGCCGCCAAGGCCGCGAAGACCCCGGATGCCGCCAAGGTCTCCGCCTTCAAGAACTACCTCGACGACGTGGATGCGGCCGACGCTGCCCACTTCTTCCGAGACGCGGATGGGCTGGAGGTCAAGGCCTCCGTCTCCTCCGCCCCCAACCGCCAACCCCGCGTCACCGAGACGCAAGCGCAGCGGATGGTGGAGGCACTGGTGCGCGGCGACGTTCTGGCCGCAGCCGACGAGGCGGCCTCGTGGATCAACTGGAAGTACGTTGACACCGACGAGGACACCGCGCTGCTAATGCGCCAACTGGAGGAGCGATTCTCCGGCGCGGCCGCTCGGGTTGGCTCCGCCCGCATGGGTGATGCCGCCGTCTACCAGCTCGCCGACTCCATGGGGATGACCCCCAAGGCCCTCAAGGAGCTGAACGAGGACGTGGCCGCACTGGCCCCGCGCCTGATGGCGGCCCGCGTGTTCGAGCTGGCCAGCGCGAAGCGGTCGCTGGAGCTGGTGCAGGCCATACAGAACGGCGGGGGTGGCATGTCCCTGCCGGCCCTGATCGTGGCTGCCCACAAGCAGATGCGCATCACGGCCACCGCCATGGCCTACGTCAAGGGTACGAAGTCCGAGGTAGCACGCGGCCTGCGCTCCCTGCGTCTCACCGCCAAGACCCCGGACTCCATGTTCCGCGAGGCGATGGAGATCATCGAAAGCCTCGGCGGCCTCGACATGAACGTCAAGGAGCTGGCGCGGCTGGCCACCCTCTCGCCCGAGCAGATGGCGAAGGCCTCGCAGAAGTCCATGCTGGCCAAGACGGCAGACGGCTTCCTCGAAATCTTCATCAACGGCCTGCTGTCCGGCCCCATCACCCACACCGTCAACGCCACGTCGAACCTCCTCGTGGCCGTGTCGGGCGTGTCCGAGAAGACCGTGTCTGCCGCCGTGGGCGCGCTGACCAGGTCCAAGGATCGCACGACGTTCGGCGAGGTGGGTGCTCAGATGATGGGCATGATGGCCGGCATCCGCGATGCTGTGCGGGTCACCGCGCGGGGCCGCGAGGCCCTCATGCGCTCCGCAGGCCAAGCGGTGCGTGGGGACTTCCGAGGCGCCGCCAGCACCATCGGAGCCGCCGGACCGGACCTGGGCAACGCGTGGCGCACCTTCGCCAGCAACACCCCTGTGGTCGATGCCATGAGCACCGGGAAGCTGGACGCCGGCATCAACCCGGCCCTCACCGCCGAGAACTGGAAGCTCGACCCCAACAGCTTCGCTGGACGGGCCATGGACATCTTCGGGTCTCTGGTGCGGGTGCCGGGCAAGGCACTCATGACCGCCGACGAAATCTTCAAGACGATGCACTACCGTGGGCAGCTTCACGCCCAAGCGTTCCGCGAGGCCAGCAAGAAGGGCCTCAAGGGGGACGACCTCGTCGAGGAGATGGCTCGGATCATCGACGACCCGAGCGACGCCGTGCGCGAGGTGGCCCTGCAGGAGGCGCGCTACCGCACCTTCACCACGGAGTTGGACGGAATTGGCGGCGAATTGCAGAAGATGGTGGTCAACCATCCGGTGCTGCGCCTGATCCTCCCGTTCGTGCGCACGCCGGTGAACATCATGAAGTACAGCTTCGAGCGTCTCGGGGCCTCCAA